TACATTGTGCGCATCCTTTTTTTTAAGTTAACCAGAGTGCCGATAAGTACATGTATCGGCATTTAGTTAATTAGTCAGGCGTATGGAAGATAGTTTGTGAATGTTCAAACTGCTTTCTTCATTTTTCCAGTAATGACAGACCGAGCCATAAAAGGAACATGATCACGATTATGACAAAGAAAATCAGCCATAGATTTAAATTCAACCTCGGAATCAACAGGAACCCATAGCGTTAATTTTTTTTAAGCCTTGAGAACGTTGTTTAAGTTCATATTTTGAATTTCTACTCATGGTGTCACCAGTGACTCAGCGTTAGAAACGGAATCTAGCGGAAAGATGACACAATATGAATTTAGAAAATCAAAATAAATTTCATTTGAATAAATAACACCTAAAGCAAACCCTAAAATAAGAAAAACAATAAAAATAAAAACAACAGCAGCAATATCAAAATAACTCATAGAAATACCTAATAAATTAGTAAGTTCAATGCAATAAAATCAAATATAGTGAGGTGGGCGCTTGCGCTTGCCTCCCACCCCACTAATGGACTTGATTACGTAGGGGCTGAAGGTTCGGAGGAATCAGTAACAGATAAAGATTTACTAAAAGGGTCACAGGTAATAAAAGTCGTGTAATTATCAAAAGAAAGACGAACAAGACAAGGAGAAATAGCATTGACTGCAAAACCTACAGCCGAAGGGTCGAAAAGTTCGGCAGTGTCTTTTTTAGAAAAAGAATAATCAAACGATGCAACACCATAAGTATCACGCTTATAAAGCGAACCAGTAATAAACACCCCATCAGTTAACTTAGCAATATAAGCCTGAAACATAGGTGAATCATTTTTGTTTAAATTATTGATTTTAGCGACCCTAGAAATATCATCTTTCTTCGTATCAACCTTAGCATCAACATTAACACCAACAGAATCGACAACCTTAGAAGGATTCATAATTCCAGAAGTAAAGAACAAATAAGCAATAAGAATTAGTAAAAGTAATAATAAAATACCTACAATAAAAATCTTTGGCATTTTAAATTTATGGGTATGCATTTCAGAACTAAAATAAGAACCATAAAACAACGATGGTCGCTTAATTAAAGACTTTTGACATGTTTGAGTATCGAAATAATTGTCAGGGTCAAAACTCTTTGAATTTTCATAACGAGATACCCTCTCACCTCCGAATGGATTGTGATAGTGAATATGTTTATTCGCGAGCTTACGAACATGGTTATCTAACAGCATCCTATCTTGCGTAACAAGATGCACGTCAAACCCTTTATGCCTGTGAGTTTCAAACTCAGAGACATGCTCAGGAACCTTGGCACCCAAAGCACGAGGCGGGAAAAACTGCTGACATTCATCAATAAAAATAATAGAAGTTTTAGGTAATTTGAACCAATCACGAGCATTATCAAAGTAAGTAAAATGCAAGTTAAACTGCTTCAAACTTTCAAAAGTTAATTGCTCCGCTGGCATGTTAAAAATAAATTCCTCCATAGATTCAAGCTGTTTTTTTGAATACAGCCTTCTAACCCACGCAAGCCAAGTCTCAAGCGGTGAAGCTGCTTCAAAATAGCTTTGAAGCCAAGGGGCGTGCTCCAGAGAAAGAAACTCGTCATCAGCATGCACACGCTTAAGAATCCGCTGCACACGCTTCAAAAGCCCCTTATTACTGAGTTTGGGCAAGTAAGAACCATAAAACCAACCACTGAAAGAAGATGCAACATCATAGTCCAGCATAACCAAACGGACGTTATGATAATAAATTGGACGAGTAGCATCATTCTGAGTAACTAAATCAGAAAATGAATTCAGCGTTTTACTCGCACCTGGCTTGCCAGTTCGTAAGACAATCATTAGGCACCCCAATCAACATCAGATTTATCACCCGGCTTGCGCCATACCATTTGACGCGAATTACCTGCCCGACTAGCTCCTTTTAAGACAAGCAATGCAAAGCCTGTAGACATCATTATATTGATAGCAGTATCAATGCCGCACAGATGAATAAACGTAGCAACAAGCGGCGGAAGCCCAGATGTAGAAGCGTTTAACTTGTCCAATATCTTATCAAAAATCAAACCAACCCCCATAAATGTCACTGTACCAAAACCAATAGCAACAGCTACACGACCAGCAGTTGCAGCAACAAAATTAGCTAGAAATGGAAATACAGACGCAAGGAACATCAAAAAATATGGCATATGAGCACCTATGAATATTTAGCAATAGCTAGACCAGAAGAAAGCATAGCCGTGGCGATAACAAACCAACTAATCACCGCAGCCAAATCACACATTGGCGACAAATCAAGATGCAAAACAGCAATACCTATATCCAAAGGCAAAGGCGCTGGACAGGTTTGCTGACCACCTGCATTAAACCCATTTGCATTTGTATATTTATTTAATAATGCATCAGTATTAATAGTTCCTGCATCAATGTTTTGAATGTCAGAATCGGGAGATTCATTATATTCCTTGACACTCGAAACCAATGAATCCACCAACCCATTACCATCAGTTTCAGATTGAGACGATGCACAAGAACGTTCCCATTCTTTTTTGGCAATAAAACAAGAAGGCGAATCAGATGAACATTGAAAAGAAGCGCAGCCAGTAGAAGAAACAGAATCAGAAACAGAATCGGAAGGTGTTGAAGTCAGAGATTTAATAGAATCATTAATGGCTTTTAACAAAAGTTGCTCAGATGCAGAACTGTTATTAATAACATTATTTATCCCGTTCATTGAGCCATTAATAGAATAAAGTGTACCCAAAGAATTGTTAATCATACCAGTGTTAGACCTGATTTCACCTAAATATGGAAACAAAGGACTTAAATCAGTAGCGGTACCGCCACCAGTACCACCAGTACCGCCACCAGTACCAGTTTTATTTTCAATACTGTACAAAGTGTCATGCATATAATTTAATTTTCTTCCTACAATACCAAATTCCTCTTGAATTACTGATTTAAAAGATGCGGCTTGTTCAAGATTGAAAATATTATCCTGCTCAAACTGGCTGCGCATTTCATTCCAATTAGTAGCACCCCAAGTATTAATGGCATCAACAATTTGCCTATCACCTGTTTCACCCATTGCACCTAAAATATTGAACAATAAATTATTAGACTGGTTTGAAGATGAAATAAGATTGCGAGTAAGTGAATTATTATCGGCTAATTGTCGCCATTGAGATTCAGAAATAGATTTTATAAGAGAAGCCATATTCCCAGTGGTTCCTGTGCCCTCTGAAAATGAATCAGTACCGATAGGGAATTGTGGCGGTTCCTCTGGAACGTGAAATTGGCAATTATTAACATCGGTAGAGTGATAGGCCATTTCAACAACACAGACTAAGTTACTTGGATCACCTACAGCACAAAACCAAGATACCCCATACCACGAGTAATCATTTGAATCGCATCTAGTTTTATGGAAAGTTCTAGACTCAGCTTGAGCGTTGGCACCAGTAAACTCAAATAAGAGGGGTAAATCAGGCGTTGCAGGAGGCGAATAAGCAAAAAGCGGAAATGAAAATAAAGCTAGAAGAAAACCCGCCTTATGCAATCCAAGGTCACCAAAAGTACGATTAACCATATAATATCCTGTAAGGTAATCAGCATAAAACCTCAAAAGCGGGGAAAACCTCCCCGCCTAAATTGTAATAGTGGTTAGAAGAATTGAGCCTTACCCCACTTAAAGACCACAGTAGCCGCGGCCAAAGTCATCATGCCAAGACCAATAGCACCAATAACAACAGTGCCATCAGTCACCATTTGATCTACAGCAGGCTGAATATCAGCAGCAGCAGCAGCCATTACAGAAGTTGAAACAACAGAAGCCACACCGACCCCCAACGTTAACAGCAATTTTTTAGCTTTAGACATATAACATCCTTATCGCAGACCCATGACCTGCCGACCAAGTTTAAAAATAAAAGCCATGCCATAGAGAGACACAGCACCTACAATAAACAAAGAGACTTCATACGCAGTCAGATGAGAATCTAAATCTTGAGCAGAAATTAATAGATAACCCGCGCAAGGTTCAACACTAGAATAAATCAGCGTTCCATTATCATCTGGTATAACGCACAGAGTCATTTTGTTTAATCCTTACGCCTTACGAACAACGGGAGTTTCAAATAAATGGAAACCAGTAATAGAAACATGTTTACCGTCACTATTCGCAAAGCTCATTTCTTTATATTCAACGTGTAACTGACAACGAGTACCGACAGCACTCTTTAAAACATCAAGAGTCTTACCATCCTTTACAAAATCAGCAGAAACATGAACATCAACCGTTTGAGTTGGTGATGTCGTAATCAAACGTAACAAACCAACATTTGTAGTTTCACCCGTTTGGAAATTTACCTTCGGTTTAATCTGAATATCAGACGGGTCTAAAATTAAGCCTTCAAGTTTCATTTTGTACTTCCTTTCAGTTATATAATTATGTGGGGACAGTTATTGACACGAGTCCAAGGCTAATGCCGAAGCACCAAAGCACTCGCTTCGCTCGTTGGTGCATCTTCATTAGCTATGGCATCAAGCCAGAGCGCTTGCAGTTCTTCATATTCCTGAATGTGGCGCTCATACTCGGCATAGTCGGATTCGGCCATACGCTGATATTCACGTTCTAATTCCAGTACATCGAAAATATCAACAACACCGTCCATGACTTGGTTACGGGCTTTGACATATTCTTCTTTGTTAATCAACTTCCAACTCTTAAAGCGGGTCGCCTTAAAAATGCCTTGAAACATCACGCCATTAACACGAGCATGAGCCGCATCACCAAAGCGAGTCTTAGAGAACGCACCCGATTCAAATAGCTTTGAAAACACCGCTGGGACGGCATAATGTGTTTTAACCGTTTGGTCAGCACGACGAACAAAGATGCCACCCATGGCCATACAAAATGCCCCCCAGTCGCCCTCGTCAGCAGAACGGCGCACCCTTTCTAATAGGTAATGCTCGTCGGAATTTAATTGTGTAAACACGGCATCACCCTCGGCTATTTGCTCACGTAAACGACGCATTTCGCGCCAGACGGTGACACTAGGGCCACCAAAGAATTGAAATTGACGAATGCCTTGGACACGCGACCACGTAACAATCCGTTCAGCAGCATCAACACCATCGAGTGACGTTGAGCGGTCTTTATCAATGTGTTGACCATCAACAGATTTAGAAATGTATTTAGCAACATAACCAACAGCAGAACCCCTTTTAGGGTCAATATCCTCAGATTTAAAACGGTATTCCTGAGCGCCCTTCTCGTCTGGACAATCCAGTAATGAGAACCGACGTAACTCAGTAACAATGAATTCAATATCAGTAGGTAATGCGAAAATAATCATGTGATGATGTGGCGTAGCATCGTGATGCGGCTCAACAATGCGCATCCCATAAAATTTAATACCTGCCTTATCCATAGACTTGCGAAAATTCGACCAAACCCCCATCAAATGCCTATGTGCATCCTCAGGAATAGGTCTATCAGCAGCGATAAATTTAGGGTTTAACACGCCATTAGAAACGGCATGAAAACGAGACGGTGACGTTACCGTGGTAAAAACAGCAACATGCCCCAATTCCTGTGCTATCTGCTCAAATCCTTTCAACCTGACAAATATTTCAGCCCGACGGATTTCGGGATTAGAAATTGATTTACGGGAAAGTTCAGACAAGGAAAACGCATTTGATTGATCATCATCATCAACGGCAATAGTATTTTCCAAAACTTCTAAATTATCAGACTGACGTTGGCGATGGCGAACAAGGGCATAATCACTGCAATAAGCCTGCTTACCCTTGTGAACAACACCTAAGTCACGCGCCACATTTTCAACAATACGAAGAAATCGACGTCGTAA